ACTCGTAATCAACCTGTTAGATCCCAGTCAGCACATAGTGGTGGCTGCAGGACCTGCCGGGACGGGCAAGACCTACTTGGCCATGTTGGCCGCAATAAAGGCTCTCAAGACAGGTGATTGTGATCGACTTGTTCTTACACGACCAGCGGTTGGTGTAGAAGATGAACGTCACGGCTTTCTACCCGGGGATTTGATCAGCAAGATGGAACCATGGACCCGACCCTTGCTGGATGTACTGCGTGAGTATTACACGCCAAGAGACATATTAGAAATGATTGAAATATCTCCTCTGGCGTACATGCGAGGTCGTACATTTAAACACTCATGGATCATTGCTGACGAAATGCAAAACGCAACACCAGGACAAATGAAAATGCTACTAAGCCGCATAGGAGAAGGCAGTAAGATAGTGGTAACTGGTGATGTGGAGCAAGCAGATCGCACAGGAATGGACAATGGATTGCGTGACTTATGCTATAGACTTAAGGAGGTGAGGCGAGGTATTGCAGTGTGCAAGATGGGCGTGAAAGATATTCAACGCCATCCAATCATTGACACTGTGCTAGATTTATACGCAGATTAATCAGCATTATGGCTCCTAATAAGTAAATAAAACCATATTAGGAGCCATATTATACATGTACGAAAAACATTTTAGATATCGCCCATTCAGGACGCATATCTGGACAGAAGAACAACAACGTGAAGCCTATGAAGGTTTTATTAACTGTAAGACCTATGGTGATTATGCTTCATATATTGACCAAGGACATCCTAATCGCTGGATAATTGGTGAAATGCAAAGTTTCTATCCAATAAAATACAGCGAATTAAACCTACCATGGAAAAAAGACGACTTTAAATTTGCTGTTATAGGTCAAGCCGACTCTCTTGATGTAGACAAGGTTTACCAACAAATTGAAAAAGAAACTGAACATTTGTCAATACCAGAAACTGATTATCATTGCCCAGGAGTTCGTCCTAGTTTTACAAAAGAAATGGATTTTTTAGAAAGCCACGGGCTAGGTCGTGCTACCCATATAACAGACGTAGAATCAGATAACTATCCTGAACTTCATGCGTGGGCTAACAATCTTGGTTTAGAAAACGTAAAGTGCATTATTAGAACACATCTTCCTGGTACAGTGCTTGTAAGTCATTGCGACAAAAGCGCAAGCCTATTTGAAAACTATCATACGGATGTAAGCAATTTACCATTTAACCATATTATTAAAACACCTGAAGGGTATTACATTGTGTTCATACTTGTAGCACTTAACGATTGGGAAAGTGGACACATGTTTAGTTTTGAAGATGAACTTTGGAGTTTTAAGAAAGGACAGGTATTAACCTTTGATTGGTGTAATATTAGGCACAGTACAGCAAATGCTGGTTGGTCTCGCCGTCACTTGGTACGGGTTTGTGGCATCACAAAGGATCCCAACCATTGGGCATTTCATAACGCTAACAATGATATTGTTAGCAGTGTCTAATCACGATTCAGTATAGTGTAAACCAATAGAGTATAGCGGGCATGTAAGCCAGCATTACACCCACTGTGTATAACTTCCCCTGGAAACCAATACACCTCGCCTGCTTTCCAGTGTGTTAAAACTTCATTGCCCACAAATAATGCATGTCCAAATTCCCAGTCATGTAAAGGTATCCATAGTCTGCGTATTTCATCAATGGTCGCATCTGGAATATCCTTTTTTACAAGATTATCGTAGAAATCTTTATGTGGCGCAAAAAATTTTCCTGGAAGTTGTCGACGTATAATAGCATTTACAGGTTTTGACAAGTTATGTGTGTTGCGAAAATCTTCGGGTACAATATCAACATAGTGATCATATTTCCAACTTACACTGTAACAATTATCGTCGGTATAGTAACTTTCAAACTGTGCAACTTCTTCTGCTGTAATGTTGCTGTCATGATCCTCTAGCCACTTGCCACGACGATTCAACGGATTGTGTACCTGGCTTTTTTTGCGATTAGGTTCGGTTTGTATGTCATCATAGATATATGATGGTAAGTCAATTTGTCCAAGTTTATGGATGTGCATTTTCAATAGCCCCTGTGTTTGTTGATTAAATATTTACGGAGAAAAAAATAGATGGAAAAATTTACCATGCGTCCTATGCCTGACAATATTTGGTCAGATGCAGATAAACAACAATGTGTTGAAAATTTTCTTAAAGTAAAAACACTTAACGACTACAAAAAATTTTGCGAAACCAACGAGATGAGATTGTTTGCACAAGCAACAAGTTTTTATCCTGTTGAGTGGAGCAAACTAGATCACCCAATAAACGTTGATGGTTGGAAGTTTAGTAAAATTGCTGAAGTAAAATCTTTAGACATAAAATCACTGTGTGACTATGTTATGCAAGAGTGTAAAGATGTTGTTGCAGGAGAAGCTGCTGGAAGTTATTCTGAAGATAGACAAAATCAACGAAGCAATTATGTACAAGAACAATCAGTAATTGCATCAAATGGTTTGAACCGACGACCACATATACTTAAGGTAGACAATGAAAACCTAAAAGAAGTTTATGACTGGTTTAAACTATTTGAGTTTGAGTCATACTATTCTCAAATTAGATATGCACCACCGGGAAGTGTACACGCTACACATACCGACAGTATGGATGGAATTTGGGAAACCACACAATGGGCAAATGATAACAAATTCCTAATACCTCAAAAAGAACCAGAAGGGGTCCATGCAATTAGAATATTAATAGCACTAAATGACTGGACACCAGGACATATTGTAGGTTTTGAAGATCAACTATGGACCTATAAAGCGGGTGATGCGGTAGCATTTGAATGGGCCAACACAAAACACTATACCGCCAATGTAAGTTGGACACCGCGTGTTGTACTTCGAGTTACAGGAACCACACGCGATCCAAATCATTGGATATTTTCAAGTATTAACACTGGAAAGTTTAACGAAATTTAAGCGTTAGCTCTAACCAACTGGGCAAATTGTTCACCGTAATACTTGCTAAAATATTCAATGACCGCAAGCCATTCCGTATCTAATCCTTGACCGTCTACAGTGCATTTAATAATTTTTTCGTCACGGAAATCTAAGATTACATTACAGTCGGAGCGATCTCTGTCACGAAGTTTGTCACGAATGTTGCTCACTTCATTGATCTTGCCGTCTGGCTGTTTGTAGTAGGTAAGTGTGAAGTATCTCATACTCCTGACAACTCCACCAGTGTAGCACTCAAGTTGATCTCCGGATCAGCAACAAAACTGTGATTGACCAAGCCTTGGCGGATGATTACAATAGCCTGGTCCTGCTTTTCTGGTTCAGTGCTCCACAGTTCCAAGTTGTCATACATCCAACGGAACACTTCTTCCATTTCTTCAGGACGCACACTCTGGCACATTAGTTTGCGGGCTTCATTGATGCGTCCTGCTTTGAACAAGTCCACTGCACCCAGTTTCCAATCTGCACTACCGCCTTCGTCTCCGTGTACATTTGCCAGTTTGTTGTCAGTTGAATTCATTTGACACATATTCAAGCACTTGCGCAAATCTGGATATGTTGCTTTGACGTAAGTGTCTAAGGTATCCAAGTCAAAGTCAACACCTTCTGTAACAAGAACTGTTGCCATTCTTGCAGTGAATTCTACCTGATCCACTTTTTCTATATGAAAGCCTTGGCAACGACTGTGCAAAGCAGGTATAACACGGTTGGGATAATTACAAGTAAGAATAAACCTAGCACTGGCATGATATGTTTCCATTACGCCTCGAAGTGCCGCTTGCCCATTTGGTGATATGTAATCGGCCTCATCAAGTAGGACCACTTTAAACTTACCAAAAGGCATGGTTTGTACAAAACCAGTGATTTTATCACGAATAGTATCAATGCTGTTCTCCCGGCTAGCGTTAATCTCTAGCACATCATAGTCATCAATTTCAAGTTCATTGATTAGGATCTTGGCTAGTGTTGTTTTACCCACACCCGGAGCACCTGAAAATAACAAGTGTGGAATACTATCGCTGTTGATCCAAGATTGTACCTGTGCTCGCTGTTCTTCATCACGAAAAACATAGTCTGCCACTGTGCGTGGCCTATACAGTTCAGTCCATAATTCTTTCATTACCAAAATCCTAGTGTTCTACCGTTGCCTGCTATTATAGCAACACATGTGATAATATGCAAGAGTATCCAGAAAGTTCGGATAACCGCAACCCTGTTGTCGTACGGGCGTGTTGTGTCGTCACTGAAACTACCTATTGCGTACTTCCACGCTCGCCAAACTGTTTTCATTGTATTTCTTAAGTAAAGGAACTGTCCAAAGATTTATAGGAGGTAGTGTTAGTTCTGCCCAAGAAATGGTGCCAGTTCTGGTGCTTTCCACCCGTCGGGCTTGAGTACCTTGCCGTCTTCCCGTTTGCGTACTTTGCCTGTATCTGGATCGATCTTTGCAAAGTTTGTCTTCATCACTTCTTTCCATGCACCTTCTCCATCCCATCCTGCACAACGAATAGCACCAATAGTTACAACTAGAATGTCTACTAGCGCATCCAGTTGCTCTACGTCATCACATGCTTTAACTGCATCCATTAGTTCTGTATATTCTTCTTCGATCAAACCAAGGTACATTGCATAATTGTCTTGACTAGGAGTTTGATCGCATGCAACTTGAAATATGTCGATATCTTCAAAAGGGTTTGTCATGTTTTACCTTAAGTGTGTGGTTGAGATTGCTCGTTGATTAGCCAATAATATTTGCTCGCGACGTTCAAGTGCTTCTTGTATAATCTGCTCGCCGCGACTTGGTTCTCTGCGTTGTGGCTGTTCATGATGTGCAACTTGATTACCGTTCACGTACACATTAACATCTTCTTGTTGTGCATACTGTGAAATGCTTACTATGGTTAGGATTGCTCCAAGTGTTTGCAGTGCTTCTGGCATTACCTTCCGGCTCCAAAGTCTTCAGGACGGTGACGTACACCAGGTCCTGTATCCAGTTCATCTGGATTGAATGCTTGTATGCTCATACGTGGGTCATCATCGCTGACAAGTAACATGCATTCTGGATCAATTTTACGCAGTGTTTGTTCTTCACCATCTTGATTGCGAAACTTGATACCACGTGTCCAACGTCCGTGTTCTACAAGGATCCACTGTCCTTTCTTTACATCTTTTTGGTCAGGTCCAACTTCGTATACCAGTGCCCAACGTGCTCGTAGCCCACGTTGCTTACCGTCATCACCAAGAATGAAGATACCACCAGCAGTCATGCCTGCTTCAAAGTTCATGTCAGTTACCAGCACTTCATCGTGCAGTGCTCTAATACGTTTAAATCCTTCTAAAGGACGTAGATATTTTTGTGATCCGCCTGCGTCTAGTTGCATATTTTACCTCAAGTTAAACTAAATCCATCATCTTTATTTTCAGCCTGTTGTTCAATTGGCTCGTCCATTGGGCCCATTGGGTCTTCATCTGCGTAGATTACCTTCGAACTATCAACAACTGGTGTGTCAGATACATTATGGGTTGATTGTCTAGCATAAGCACGATTTACCTTGCTATTTTTGCTTTCAATTGGATTATTATTTCTGTCAATTTGATCTCCCCGAGCGTTAACTCCCATGTTCCCAACCGCACGAACTTTCTCATTTCTTAAAAGCACTGCACCCATGTCAACTTTTTTGCCCTGTGCTGTTCTGTATACTTTTTTTGCCATATTGGTCTCCTATACAACAATTATTTAACGTAAAAATTCTTTGGGGTCTAAATCATAATACATGCTGTCAATTTTGTGTACACCCAACAGGTACAAAATATAACTTGCAACGCTACTGCCTCGACCTACTCCCCATATGATAGCATTGTCTTTCATTGTATCTACTAGATACTTGAGGTATCTTAGTAGATCAAATAGGTTTTTTTCATTGTATAGTAACAATTCTTTGCCAACCCGTTGTAGTTGTTCGTCGGTGGTACAAAGTTCTAGAAGATAGTGTGCTATATCCAATTGTTTGTATTCGTCGGGCATGTACCATAGGTTTTGGTTATACCTATCATAATCATCAACCAACACAGTTTCTGCTGTTGGCCGATGTGTGTTTACTGGATTGTCGAGTAAACTGTTATCAATAGCAACAATAGAATCCACAATCAATGACTGTATTTCTTTGCCTTGCATAATAAGATTTACAATATCTTTATTATTGTAAACCAGTTCTCCAAACTTATTCTTTATCATCTGTAGGAAATGTTACTATGTTACCACTGGGTTCTTCAATATCAATCTCTATAATAGCAGGTTGCTCGTTCCAAAGCAAGTTTAAATTTTCCCAAGTGCTTTTTTTAGAAAAGTCAACAACACTGCTTTTTGTTCTGCGTCCATATGTTGGTTCAGGGTCGTCCCACCAATCGTCGTCTTGAAACGGGCCGGCATTTTCTTCCTCGTCGTGTAAGTAGACGATTCCATTACCAACTCTACTGCTAATTGCCGTGCCCATAATGTTTACACGGTCTTCCAACATTGCGTTGAACTTGTAATGTATCATCATGCCGATGATTTGATCCACAGGAACTTGTGGAAGTGCTACAACTCGCATACCAGCATTGATGTATTTTTCAATTGCTTCAGTTTGCTGTTCATCCACAAACACACAACTGCTTAACACATAGGTACTATAATACTTTATGCGTTCAAATGCTGTGTCATGATCCCATCCATTGGTACTTACGGTTATCATGTTTAAATTAACGTGATACTCGTTTGCGCAGTATTGATTTTGTGCATCGGCATGATAGCCTGCTAGGAACGTAAAGTTCCAGTCTAGTCTAACGTTGCTCATGATATATCAATCTTATCTTCGTGCCCTGTGTCTCGAGCACGATTATAGATTTCTTGCCTCTTGTTACGATATGTTTCTAGTGCCATTAGTATTTGATTACACAGATGAGAGTTACCTGAACGCTGTGCAATCATGTATTTGTTGTTTAGTTCATTGATCTTATCAGTTAATTGTGCTTCTGTCAGATCGCTGATGTCTTTTATCAGTGGATGTTCCATTTGCATCCTTCTTACGGTATTCTTCAGGAACCTTGCCGTAACCTACAACACGATCCCACTGTTGCTGTGTAAAAGTATATCTATCTGTTTTTTTATCAGTCATAAAAAAAACTCCTATTCACTGTATATATTAGTGCATAGGAGTTCTTATGTCAACGGTTTTGGTTAAGCAAATGCAGCGCCGTTGTTTCCTATGCAGAACCACTTGCTGTTGATGTACATTAAAGTACAACTATCACCGATTGTATCAAAAGTAATTGTACCTGTGCCTGACGATTTCCATCCAGCATTTGTGACAGTGGTTACCATGTCTCCGCCGTCACTGTACATTGCAAGCACTTTAATTTGTCCTTCTACACCAGCGGCAAGTGTACTGGTTTCGGCACTGCCTGTACTGAAATAACTTGTGGTTTTTGCTAAACTAGCAGCTCCGCCATCTGCAAGATCCTCTGAACTTGGCAAGTAAATAGGATCATTGTTGCGTAGCATATCTTCAACCTGAATTGTTGTACCACCATCCCTGCTTGAGAACTTGAACTTGTTTGTACCTGCTTGGTTAAAAGTACAAACGTTGTTAGCCTGATTGCCTTGGATCACTGCATTACCAACACTTACGGTTGCAGGCATTGTTAATGTATAAGGGCTTGCAGGTTGAGTAAATTCTACAATCCACTCAGCATAGTTACCAGCAGCTGGGATACCTGTAAAGGCTAAAGTGGTATCTCCGGTCAAGGTTCCAAATGCATGATAGTTTCCATCCGCAAAATCAATCGTAATCGATCCGCTACCACCACTTGTATCAACTTTTGTATAGCGTACACTTTGTAATTTTGCATTGTCGATTACAGCACCATTCATGTCATTGTCAAGAGTGGTGCCTGTAAGTGCGCTCTTTAAAAGAACTTTGGCTTGCAAATCGTCAATTTCGCTTTCTGCGTACTCAAAGTTTGTCTTGATGTTTGTAAAGTTATCACGAAATCCTTGACTGTCGTTATCTTGACCTGCAATTGGATACGTGGTATCTATGTTATTTGGGTTGATGTTACTTGCCATCTCTGATTCCTATTGTATGATGTATTTATAAAGGTTTTGTCGTAATGCTAGGAATTGTAAGCAGTGTCCTATTCACTTGACTACTATTACTAGTACAATGCGGCGCGAACCATTGCCATTTGAAAATATCGCCGGCTTTCCATGATAAATGTTCATCCCCAATTTGGAAATTTTGTCCTAAGACCTGATCTTCTAAGAAAATTACATATTTTTGCATTGAGTTGATGGGTAGTTCTTGGTAAAGACTTGACGGTACCTTAGTCTGGCAGAGTGTCCTGTTCCTATCAAAATGCACGGGTGTAAGCCATCCTGGCTCTTGCTGATTGATTGTGAGACTCATATAATCAACTTCTAGATAATTTTTTATAGTCTGATATAAACTGTCTTCTTCATTGAAGTATGCCCGTGATAACATGTATGCACTATTGCCATCTGATTGTTCTGTTTGGATATTAACGTTGTAGTCAAAAGGGTTAGTTTCAAAATTTACGGTAGGTACATCAAATTGCACATTGCCAATAAACTCCCAGCATGGGAATTTCTCTGTGTAGAATTGCTTCCAGCATACAGATTCAAACTCATCTATTGATAATTCAACTATGTGTTTTAGTAACATTTATTGCAAGATATTTGTTTTTGGGTACAAGAGATACTTATTGTACTCATCGGTGTACTCGTAAGTATCTACAGGATGAATAAACCGCATGCTTGCTTCGTCAAATGTGGTGCGGTTACCACTAACTGTAGGATTGGTATCCTGATCGTAATTAAATGTAGTTTGTTTTTGTGTAACCCAGTCGCCCGACTCAGTGCTATCATCAAATGGTACCCAATTCTTAGTGAGCAATCTATCCAAGATGTATCGATCAGCAATAAAATCAATTTTGTTGAGTTGGGTGCCAAATTCTTCTTGGATATTATATGCTAATTTTTTGCTTTCGCCAGGTTTAGTATATGCTATAATCCATGCTTTGGTAAATCCTAAAACTCTACCGTCTTCTTGTTTAGTTTGCATCCATAATGGCAATTGTGTTGATGTTCGGCCAACTGTGTCAATCACCTGATCACGCATGTTAATGAGACTGTTAGGGTAAACAAAATTGACTAATGTACTGCCATCATTTGGATCAACAAAAGGAAAAGTAACTTTTACTGTTTGTCCAGGACTCTCGCCAGCTTGATTTACTCCTGTGTCTATTATCTCGCTGTAAACAAGCTCATAGATAATATTATCGTTAGCATCCAATGCCTGGGCAGTTCTTAAAGGTCCAAGTACAAGTCTTTTACGAAAATGATTCAGTTGTAGGGCCTCAACATATGATTCTAGTGTTGCGGCACTTGTGCCAAAAGCGTGAGTATATCTTACTTTGCGACTAACTCCAAACCAAGGATCAGTTGGTCTGAATAGAATTTCAGGATCAAAAATATCCTGGTTAAGCAGTAGACTATTCACAATATTTTTATCACTTTGATTTAATAATGCTTCAATATAAAGACTTTCATATGGTGTGTTATATGTTCGCGTCACTGTAATCTTAAACGTTCTAAAAACATTCACTAAACCGTCAGCAGTGTACGCATTCACTGTGAACACAAATCCATTATCAAAAGTTGTTGGATCAATACTTAACCGTGTTGCTCGTGTTTCATCAAAAGTTGTAGTACCTCCGTCGAGTGCAAAGCCATTGAAACTTACCCGTCCGCTGATAGCACCACTTGGAAGTAAGCTCAAACCTTGTGGGAGTTTGTTATAAACTCCTCCAGTTTTAAGTCTGAAAAGTATTGTGCTATCATAATCTGTTGAAGCGTCAATATTGAATAAACTTAAATCTCCGTTTGCGATTGTTCCAAGATTATAAGTTGTGGTACCAGGAATAAGAGTGCCAGAGTTCCACGTAACCGCAGTTTCAATATTTCCAATAACTTTAAGTGAATAAGCATATGGCGAACTTACCAAAGTAGGGTTACCTTTTTTCTCAATGGTTACAGAAAATTCGTATGTGGTTTCAGTTGCACCAGCATTGGGAAAATAACCAGTAAGCCATCCATTTTCTAGATTTAGACTTAAATTTGGAGGAATATCTGCACTATCCCCAGTGACAATGGTAAATTCAAATGGGTCTCCGTCAAGGTCGAGTCCTTGTAATTGATAAGCAAAAAAGTTATCATCCCTAAATGTTCCAATAAACCCTGCAGCAGTGGTTGTTGTAGCTTCAGGATAGTTAGTAATAATCGGAGTCCGTTCTGGCAACACATCAGAAGTAATTAACATGATATCGCCGGTAAAATCAAGAGTGTCAGCTGTAAGACTATCTTTACTTACAACATACATACTAAATGTTCTTTGAGTTTGTTCTTTACCATCTGATAAACTCAAGGTAAACTCATAGGTTAAACTTATGCTTCTTGTAGTAAAATCAAAAGGAAATTCTGCAAATTCTGTTCCGGCGCGATCAAAGCCAGCAATAGCAGTATCAGGCAATGGAGCCACTGGTAGAATGTATCCAGCGATTTTGCCGTCTGTGCTTACACTTAGACCAGGCGGTAGTTCTCCAGATTCTAAAGCAACAACAACTGTGTCATCAGGGTCAGGATCAGAAAATTCGATATCAATTTCAATCTGATCACCGTCAAAAAATGTTCCTAAACTTCCTGCTGTTGTGGTAAAAGTAGGAGCATCTTGTCCTGTTACAGTTAAACTAAAAGTTCGGTCGTTTATACGTGTTGAACCACCAGAAGACACAGTTGCTCTAATTACAAAATTGCTAGTTACATCTTCTGCAACTTCAGTGGGTACACCTTGCACTCTTGAATAAGGTAAAGGAACTCCTTCTATTGTGCCATTGGTTAAAACTTGTATACCTTGTGGTAAAGAACCGGCTTGTAGTGCATAGGTAACGGTTTCGCCATCACTATCAGTGGCTTCAACTTCAATTTGATAAAAAATGTTTTCAGCAATAGTGCCTAAACTGCCTGCTGGTGTAACCCACTGCGGTTGTGCCATTTGATTACCAACTTGTACTTACTGCGGCTCTAGCCCATATAATGCTAGATCCATCATAGTCTTGAAAACAAACGTATACATGCTGATAATCAAAAGCAACCATGCCTTTTGTGTCACCAGCGGTGCCAATGTTGCTAGCAGGAACGGTGCCTTGATATCTACTGTACAATTCGTCAAAATTGTCGTTGCACTTGATGTAGGCGTTTCGCAGTCCGTCGCCGGTTCCGTCATTTGCGGTTGCACCTACGTTAATGGTTTGTTGTGCCATGATCTACCTCTACTTTAGTGTATTTACCACAAGATTGGTTAGCTCAGGTTTACCCATGTAGAACCATTATATCCTTGAAACACGTTGTTTGTGACAACTATCATACCAATAGATGGACTTGTAATAGCTGCATCACGGGCAGTTGAATCTGCATAGCGAGGAACTTTTACTGGGCCACTGCTGTTAACACCACCACCGATGTTAGCATCGCCACTAACATCTAAACCAGTATCACCAACATATAATCCTTTGATACGAGAACTTGTGCTGCCTATTGTGCGAGTATTGTTGGCATCGGGCAAAAAGTCGTTGCTGATTACAATGGATCCAGTGCCATTGGGACTAAGCACAATGTTTCCATTGGTATTTGTAGAACTTACAGTTTGTCCAGAGATTTGAATGTTAGAACTTACAGGGCCAGCAGTGTATATTTCTGCAAAGTTGTCGTTGGTTTTATCGAATGCACTGCGGAGGTTGTCACCAGTGCCGCTATTAGGTCCAGTGCCAATGTTGATAATTTGTCTTGCCATGAAAAAGTCCTCTAAGCGTATTTATCGGGACTTCTTAAACACCAAACCTCGTTTCTTTACAAACTTTTTGCGTTGGCTACTAATTTTACGCACCTCTTGTGTTGCATTTACGTCAAAGTCATATCCAAGACTTTGTAAACGATTGATCCAATATGACTCTGGTTGGCAGTTTACATGATGATGCCCTGGAAAGCCAGGAGGAGCATAGGTCATGCATATCCATGTACCACGAGTAAAATCTGCAAGGTAGTTGGGCATGTACTCTTCGTACACATGCTCCACAAATTCACAACTCCACACAAGGTCAAATGTTTTCTGTAT